GGCGGGGGCGGCGGCGGAGGCGGCGGAGCAGCCGGCTCACCGAAGTTGTACGCCACGCCACCCAGCAGCGAGTGCGACCGGAAGCGGCCGTCATGCGTGTTGTTGGCGACGTCGACCAGCTTGACGTTCTCGGCGTTGAAGAAGCGATACTTCAGCGTCGCGTCGATGTGGTCGGTCAGCGGTGCACGGATGCCCGCCAGAGCCTGCCACGCGAACACGGTGTCCGAGTCGTTCAGGAAGTCAGCGCGGTTGTTGAGCGCGTAGTTCGCCTTGACGCGAGCCACACCGACACCGCCGCCGACGAAGCCCTGGATGCCGTCGTCGGCACCGAAGTCGAGCAAGCCGTTCAGCATGAAGCTGAGTGCCGAGGTCGAACCACCGGCATAGCTGTAGCTGCCAGCCGGGACGGTGCCAGCACCGATGCCGGTGTTGGTCAGCGTGGTCGAGCTGTAGCCGTCAACCGTCGCGCGGCGATAGCCGACTTCGGTTTCCAGACGGAAACCACCGAAGTCGTAACCCATCACGCCGTCAACGTCATAACCATAGTCATGGTCGACGGTCGCAACGCCGGTGCGCGTGCCGGTGACATCATAATCGATGTCCTCGACGATCATCCCGCCGCCTTCGATGCCGACGTACCACGACTTGTCGCGGGCGAGGGCAGGCGAAGCCAGAGCGGTGGAGGCGAGTGCCAGAACAATGGCAAGCTTCCGCATCATAGTCCCCTTTCTTGGTTGTCACTACGGACAGCGCAAACCCACTATCGGAGCGTTGGTTTCCACGCAAGCGAACAAAAGCCCGCGACTGTGGCATTAAAAGCACAGATTTCCGGTCAGCCCGCGGCCACCAGACCATGGTCGCGAAGCGCCCCAATGATCGCGTTCAGCGCCAAACGTGCTTCGGAATCAACGACTTGCCCGCCAGATGGCAGCGCGATGCCTGGTCGTTGCGCGCCAACAACTTTTTTTCCTTCGATCACCAGCGACCGGGCGGCGACACGGCCCAGCCGCCACTGGTTTCCATCCCATTCGCACCGGCAGTCATCGGCCCGACTCCACACCGACAATCCTACCCGCGGAACGAGGAATCGCCAGCCGCCCTCGGTCCAGCCTGCCATCATTCCGGCACGGCCCGTCCAGATATCGTCCGGCCGGTCGCCGACGATCCAGGCCTGGCCGGGCAGCGGACTGGCGGGCGGCGCATTCACGCCGACCGCCTCGACGCAGGGCTGCACGACCAGGTCGAGCAGGCTCAGCGCCTCGTTGTGGGTCAATTCCTTCTGCGCCTGTCCCGCCGCCAGCAACGGCAACATCCAGCGCGGCGTGTCGTTCGTCGTCATCATCCCTCCCCCACGATTCCGACCAGCGGCGCCGAGGCACCCCAGGTCCCGATCTGCCGGATCGCCACCCGCGTTCCGTCCGCCACCGTGCCGCTCCACACGGGTGCGGACAGTTCCTCGACCCGGTCGCCGATGGCGATGCGATAGCGCTCCGTTTCCTCGCCGAGCGGCGCATCCACCCGGTCCAGCCAGCGCCAGCCGATCCGGCTCCGCCGCGTCCAACCGATGGTGACGCGCCCGTCCGCACCGCGCCGACACCGCCAGCCGATCGGCGATGGCGGCAGGACCGACAGGCCCGTCACCGCGGCGGCGGTCCGGACGCCCTCGACCGGGTCGCCCAGGCCGTGCGCCAGGAAACGGACGCTGCGGCCGAGCATCGCGACCGGCACGTCCAATGTCCGCACCGAGCCGGGCGCGATCAGGACGAAGGATGCGCCGGGCAGCGCCAGCCCGATCATCGCCTCCGTCCCACGCAGCCCGCGTCGCAGACCGCTCAGCCGCCAGTGCCTGTCACCCAGCGGCCGTACCTGCGCGAACTGGATCAGTTCGCCATCGATCCAGGCGAGGTTGGCACCCGCATCCAGCGCGGCGTCATCGGCATCCGCCAGATCCTCGGCCAATTGCACATCGAACCTTCCCCGACGATCGACCAGGGCGCTGCCGCCGCCGGGCGTCACCGCGCTGACCACCCCGATGATGCCGGGCAATGCCGTCGGGCCGAGCGCCGTCCAGTTCGCGCCGTCGTCGAGGCTATAGGCCAGTTCTGCCTGTCGCCAGCCCGGGCCGCCCGCCGCCACCACCGACAGGCGCGGCGCCGAGTGCAGTTCGTCGGTCAGCGGCGGTGCCTCGAACGCGATCAGCCGGGTCGTGCCGGTCACCCTGTCCGCCGCCCGCGCGATCCGGCCGGGCGAGGCGGGCAGTATCGGCCCACCCGCACGAACCGCCGCCGCCCCGCCATCGCCACGCGGCACCGCCGGTCGCCCAGCGCGGCGCGGCAGTCGGGCGAGGTCTCCTCCGCCACCGGTCGGTCGAGCGATGCCGCCACCCCGCGCAATTCGGCGGTAAAGCCGCCCTCGCCCAGCTGGACCGCGCCGATCGTTCCCTGTCCCAGCGGCACGGGCGCCGCTTCGCCGGTCCAGTCGACCGCGAGGGCCGCCACGCTCGCCCCGTCCCAGCGGCCGCCCAGAAGATCGCGCTCGCCGATCGCCGCGCTGGTCAGCGCCCCCGACGCCTCCATCAGATCGGGGTCTAGGCCATCGCCGCGCAGGATCGCACTGGGCGTCAGGCCGGGCGCGGCGCGACAGCGAAGCCCCTCGATCCACAGGTCATGGTCGTGGCCCGTCAGCCCGATCGTCACCCCGTCGCACCGCTCGATCCGCCAGCACAGCACCCATGTCGTCAGCGTGTCGGCGCTCATGCCTCCCGCACCTCGACCAGCGGGACCGACGCCGCCGCGCCCGCCCGGAACCCGGCCAGCGTCGTGCTCAGCCGATCCTCGGCAAAGCGGACGGGCACGTCGAAGATGAAGCTGGCGGCGATCGCTGCGCCCTTGGCGGGTGCGGTGTCGAACAGCAGCCAACCGCCCGGCTCCAGCGCGAACCCGGTGACGGCGAGGCCCGCGACCTTCACGGAGACACTCCCCGCCACCGGCCGGGTGATACGGCGCGACTGGCCGCCATAATGGCGGGCCAGTGCGAAGCGGCGCGTGACGCCGTCGCCGGTGCCGATCGCTTCGTCCGCGCCGATGCTATCAAACGGATCGCGCAGGCGGAAACCCCGCGCCGGTCCCATCCGCGCCCGGAAGAAGCCGAGCAGCGTGGCGATGTCCTCGGCCGAGCGGATGCCGGGGCCGACATCATAGGTCGTCCGCGCCTCCGCCCAGGCGGCATTGCGTGCCTCTCGCCCGCCGGCGCTGGTCAGGATCGCGGTCGAGAAGCCCGGCGTCACCTCCGCCTCGCGGCCCAGCGCCAGCGGGAACAGCACATCGTCGAAAGCCTGCACCTCGTCCTCCTCCCCTTCCCAGCACACGAACCCGTCGCGCATCACCTGCGGCATCGCCCACAGATAGGCCGCAGCCACGCCACGCTCGCGTGCCGTCTGCGCCGCCTCGGCGATCCAGCCCCACTGCGCGCGCTGGTCGGCGCGCAGCACGAAGCCCGACAGATAATGCTGGCGCTCCGGCGGATAGCCGAGCCGTGCCTCGGCCAGCGCGACGCCCTTGCGGGTCGAGGCGGTGTCGCCCGCCGTCACCCAGTCATAATCCTCCAGCTGCAACACATCGAAGGCCGGGCTCGCCCAGCCGACCGGCATGTTGGCGCGCTTGGCCTCGGGGGCCTGCGGGTCGAGCACGGTCGGCAGATAGGTGAGCAGGTGCGTGACACAGCCCGGCGCCGCCGCCTTCGCCGCCGCGCACAGCGCCGCCGTCGAGGCCGCCAGACACGCCCCCGCGCGGTCGAGCGTGTCGCGCTGCGCTTGCGTCTTCGCCCCCGTCATGCTCGCCATCGGCACGGGCGCAAAGGCCGCCACCGCCGCCGCATCGTACAGGCATGGGGCCCCGTCCGAGGGGCGCACCCACCACCAGGGCTCGCCGACCTGGAATTGCGGAGCAAGCCCCGCCGCCTGCCCGATCGCCAGAAACGCCCGCGCCACCGCCTGGAGATAGGCCATCGCGCCGCCATGCGCCGGGCTGAGCAATGTCGAGGGCGGCTCCCAGCCGGTCAGGGCGGGCGCACCATCGGCCGAACGCTGCTTCCAGTCGCCCCAGCAATGCGCGTCGAACAGTTCATAGGACAGCGACCAGATCAGGTCGTAGCCCAGTGCCTTCGCCTCGCCCGCGAAACCGCGATGCCACGCCGTGGACGCCACGTTCAGCGCCCCGCCAACAAGGCTGGCGTAGAGGCCGTCCCCGCTGCGTTCGAGCCGGAAATAATGGCTCATGCCGACATAATGGACGATGCCGCCGCGATAGCCGAGGTGCAGCATGTTGCGCAGCAAACGCTGCGGCGTCAGGTGATAGCTGTCGTCATACCCGCTGGCGATGCGGAATCCCTGTTCGGGTAGCACCGCCGCGCCGACCCCGATCACCGCCCCCGGCCCGTCACAGGCGATACCGGTCAGCTCGACCCAGCCCTCCTGCGGCCGTGCGAGGAACTGCGCGCCGGCATCGTAATCGGGGGCGACCAGCGAAACGAACATCCGGTCGACATCGCCCGCCCAGACGGAATCGCGCTCCTCCGGAAACCGGAACCCGCCCGCAAGATTGGCGAAGTCGATCACGACCTCCGCATCCTCCGGCGTGCCGGTCGCATAGTTCCACAGCCGGACATACCAGGCGCGGGCCTTGCCGCTCTCGTCACGCCCCTCGATCGTCAGCGTCGGCCCATGCCGTGCATCCAGCGGCTTGATCCCGCCGGAGCGCCAGCGGAACCGCAACCGGCAATCGCGATAGTCGCGCACCGTGTCGTAGCGCAGCAGCGGATGGTCGTGCCGGTCGACCGATTCCCAGATCAGCCCCGCCAGATCGTCGGCACGATAGAATACCGCATCGATCCGCTACGCATCGGGCGCGCTCGCGACCACCGCCGCCATCATCGGGCGTGGAAAATCGACCGTCCAGTATCGCGGGTCGAAGCGCGTCTCGATCGTGCCCGCCAGCGCATGGCCGCGCATCCGCGCCTCCGCCGCCGATCCGGTGAAGACGCCCGCGCCCGCCACGCTGACATGCCGCACGCCGGCCCCCGACAGCAATTCGCGCCAGCCGCCCGAATCCTTGCTGGTCACCACCACCGTCTCGCCATTGATCGACAGTTGCGTGGTGCGCAGCCCCGCCATCGTGGCGAAGGCGGGCGGCTCGGCCCCGTCACCGATCTTGAGCAGAAAGGCGCTTCCCTTTTCGATTGCCATGTCCCGTCCCCCTATTGTCCCGCGCGCCACAGCCGGGCGCGCCATTCGACGCTCGCACTCCAGCGCGCGCCGGTCTTCGCCATGCGGGGCGCGGTTACGCTCAGTCCCGCCACCCGCCAGCCGTCCGCCAGCATCTCGGGCAGTCCGATCGCCTCCGCCGCCTGGACACAGGCGCGCAAGCGACGGGGCTGCTCCCCCTCATCGGTCAGGGTCAGCGCGACGCGCAGTTCGCGCCCCTCGATCCCGGCCGCCCCCCAGTCGCTGTCGCTTGGTTCGCCCAGCACGGCTTGCGGCACGCTCGCCCGCACCGGCACCGCGTCGAACAGCGCCATGCCCAGCGGCGTCAGCACGGGGCGGAGCGCATTCATCAACCCGGCCCGCAACGCCTCCCGCGCGGTCATGCCTGCCTCGGGCGATCGAGTCGCATCCGCCGATAGGGTCGCCAGAGCGCGGCGACGGCGGCGGGCGGCACAGCGGCGGCATCGCGATTGTCGAACAGGTGCGCGCCCATGATCGCCACGCCGTGTGCGATCTCGGGCGGCAGGCTATCCCAACCCTCGGCCAGGCCCGCGCGATAGCGCGCCGTCGCGGCCTCCCGCAGGCGGACCCAGCCGCGCCCGTCCCGGTCGATCGCGTTTTCACCGCCGGACAGGATCGTCACGACCGGCGTCTCCGCCAGTGCCTGCCACGCCACCGATCCCGGCATCGGCTCCTCGACGAGCCGCCGGATCAGCATCTGCCCGCTAAAGGATTCGGCCAGCCCCAGCGCGACGCCCGCGACTCGCTCGACCAGCGCCGCTTCGTTGCCCGCCTCCAGCCGCAGCAATGCGCGCACCGCACCGGCCGCCGCCGTCACGGTCGCCGGGGGCATGGCCTCCTTCGTCCCGCTCATCATGTAAACTCCTTCATCGATACAAACTGCGACAGGTCCGACACACGGGCGTCACAGTTGGCGCGCAGAGAGTGGGACAGCCGCTGCCCTCCTCCCCCTTGGGCACCGGCCATGCCGACCCCGCGCCCCCCGGCCGGTTCGGCATCCTCCCTGAACTACGGGGCAGCCCTTTGTCGGCTGCCCCGATTTTTCAGGGACTTAGGCCGTCGCGAACTTCATCAGCTTGATCGCCTCCGAGTCGCTGACACAGCCGCCGACTCGCCGCGTGGCATAGAAGGTGACAAACGGCTTGTTGCTGTACGGATCGCGCAGGATCGCGGTTTCGGCACGCTCGGTGATCAGGTACCCCGCCTGGAAATTGCCGAAGGCGATGGCGGTAGCGTCCAGGCCGACATCGGGCATGTCCTCCGCCTCGACCACCGGATAACCGAGCAGCGTCGCAGGCTGGCCCGCCGCAAGCCCCGGCGCCCAGAGGAATTGACCGTCCGTCGTCTTCAGCTTGCGGATGCGGGCCGAGGTGGCGGCGTTCATCACGAAGCATGCCCCCTGCCGATAGGGCGCCCGCAATAGCTGGACCAGCTCGATCAGCCGGTCCTCCCCGCCCGCCATGAACGCGCCCGCCACGCCGCTCGGGATATATTGCAGCGTGCCGAACGGGCGCACCCCGTCCTTGGCGGTCGAGATCGGGTTGGTCAGAAAGCCCTTGGGCCGGTTGACCCCCGATCCGTTGACGAAGGCCTGCCGCGTCGGCATCGGCGAGGCCCAGCCGGGTCAGCGCGCGCGTTGCGCCCAGTTCGCCCGCTTCCTCCGCCACCGCACGCAGCGTGACGAGGTCCGCACCACTATCCGCCGCCTGCGCCAGCAGCCGCGCCAGAACGTCCCCGCTCATGACAAGCCGACCATCTGGCGCTTCTCCGCCGGATCGAGGAAGTCGGCGCTCGCCGCCATGGCCCACAGCATCTGGCGTTCCTCGGCCAGCGCGGTGACGCGGTTGATGTCGACCGACAGGCTCGCCCCCTCGAACCAGCCCGCCAGTCCCTGCGCCAGTCCGCTCAGGATCGCGCCCGCCAGCGGCAGGATCGCCTGCCGCCACAGCGCGCGGTTCGCCTCGCGATAATTGGCATAGGTGTTGTCGCCGGGCAGGCCGAGCAGCATCGGCGGCACCCCGAAGGCCAGCGCGATCTCACGCGCGGCCGCCGACTTGGCCGCGATGAAGTCCAGCTCGGCCGGAGTCAGGCTCATCGCCTGCCACTTCAGCCCGCCCTCCAGCAGCAGCGGACGCCCCGCATTGCCGCTGCCCGCGAAACCCTCCATCTCGGCGCGCAACCGCTCGAACTGGTCGGGGGTCAGCGTTGAACCGTCACCCGGATCATAGACCAGAGCGCCCGAAGGTCGCGCCGCATTGTCGAGCAGCGCGCGGTTCCAGGCGGCCGCCGCATTGTGGATCGCGATCGCCCCCGCCGCCGCGCCCAGGCAGCCCAGCCCGTAATGATCGTCGAGCGGGTGGCAGCTTTTCAGATGCACGACTTGAGGCCGGACCGGATCGACCGGCAAGGTCGTCACCCGGCCCCCCGGCACGGTAGAGATAAGCGGCGGGCCAGCCGCTCGCGTCCAGCTCCATCGTCAGCGTCGCCCCCATCAAGGCGATCCGCGCGCCCGGTTGCTCGCGGGCGAGCGCACTCACCCACTCCGCCCCCGCGCGCGTCTTGCCGAAGCCGCGCCCGGCGCGGATCAGCCAGACCCGCCAGTCACCCGGTGGCGCGACCTGTCCCGCGTGTGCCCATAATTCCCATCGCTCGACCAGTTCGCGCTTCTGGGCGGGGCTCAGTGCGGCCAGCGCCTGTTCGCGCGCACCTGGCTCCAGCATCGCCAGCGTGGCGAGCCGCGTCGCCGCATCCTCGCTCGCCATCACGCCATCCCCTTCAATCGCCGCCGCGCCAGCCCATCGAGCGCGCGTTCCAGCGCCGCATCGGTTTCGGCCGCGTCGGCCCTCGCCGCTTCGCCCGCGCCGTCACCCGCCCTGGCCTGCGCATCGCGGCGGGCGAGCAGCTTCAGATAGAATTGCACCTCGGTGGCGCTGAGCGGCGGGGTGATGGAGAGGCCGGTGGTCCCCGCACCGGCCTCTCCGCCCTCCGCCCCCTCCTCGGCCGCCAACAGGGTCAGCATCCGGCGCAGCAGCCCTTCCTCGACCAGCGCGTGCGCCGCGCCGATCGCGTCGTCCCAGGCCTCGGCAAAGGCCCGGTCGCGCGCCCGCAAGGTGCGTGCGGCCCGCAGCGTCTCTCCCACCGCGCGTGCCGCCGCCCCCGCATCGGCACTGACCGCCAGCGCCGCCAGGAATTGCCGTCGCCGCGCCAGCGTCCACCGCGCGCC